TTATCCATTTCTGAGGCCTTTCCGGTATTTACCCAAGTCTTTAATGGTTGCGCTTTGAGATAAACTCAAGGCTTGAGATATTTCAATTATCGCGCATTTAGAGCTTAAACCCTGAGCCTTTTTAATTTCAAAAAACAGGCCTATTCTTTTAATTCGCTTATCAATTAAATCCTGGTCTCTATTCATTAAGATAACGTAAAATTTGACGTTCTGAAATGTGCAAGTAATATTCTGAAAGATCATTCACAAGAACCCGAAACGGAGCTTTATTATTTTGCACATACCAATTTATAAAAAGCTTTTTATCGTCATTAGGATCCCTGCCAAAGTTACTAAAGAATTCTTTACGCGTGTTTTCTATTACACTCAGTATAATAATATTTACACTTTGCATACTGCAGCCGGAGTAAGTTTATCAACGTGAGCGTTCAGCATTTCCTTAAACCTCTTTTGAATAACTTCGCCTTTGGTTTCTTCGCTTAAGATTTCAGCACCTCTGTAGTAAATCTCATCAAACTCACCGAAAAAGTCATGAGAGTTATTATAAGGATTCATTAGTCTATTCGCAGCCTCAGGATCTGACAGCATTATAAGCAAACAGTTTGGAATGTTGAAAGCAAAGTCACCACCTAACACGAAAGTTATATCACTTAGTTTATGAATGTAAGCGCAGGCCTCATATAGTTGATGTAAATAAATAGGTTTATTGGTCCTAGACTCTGGTAAGTTTTGAAATACGTTATTGTAAAAGTTTTCAATTACAGTTTTAGTATCTGCATCCTCATAAAGTTTTTTTGAAGTGGTCCTGTACGATCTTTCTAAATACTCAAGCATTGAAACATCTATAAATGTTTCTTTATCAAATAGCAAAAGAGCACCATAGATTAAATCCATTGATAAACATTCTGGAATATTTAATTTTATTAATCTGTGCTTATTTGATTTCTTAGAGTACGTTTTATACTCTTCCATAACGTGCTCAATATTGTTGTGAAGCTTCAAAAGTGTTTCTAACTCTTCAGAAATAATATCGTTTACGGTTGCATTTTCTAATTTAAAAATCGTTTTCATAGTTATAATTGTAAAGTGATACTTGTTATTATTGACACAAACGTAAAGCAATACTTTATAAATAACAAATATTTTGTAAAGTTTTACTTAATTAATATACATTTGCACTAAACAATAATAAACGATGCAGATATTAAGAATTAAAGAAATACTAGAAGAGCAGGGAATCAATGCCCGTGATTTGGCTAAGTCCGTAGATGTTAGTCCAGTCTCCATTTATAATATAGTCAATGGGGATTCGTTTCCTAGGCCAGAGTTATTAAAACAAATTGCTGAGGTGTTAGATGTTGATATTCGTCAGCTGTTCCATTCTACAAAGCCGGTAGGAAGTGCTGAGGGAGTTCTTAACGGCTTTGTAGAGTTTCAGGGCAAAGTGTACCGGATTAATTCTTTGAATGATCTAGAAGAACTCAATAAGGTAGTCAACCAATAATTGAAAGAGTATGTCTGATCCATTTAGTGAAGAGCGAGTAAAAAAAGTAAATGACCAGTATGCCTTAGAGCAATTTTTAAGTTTTCCTATTGAAGACCGATACTGTGGTGAACTGTATTACAATGAAAAAGGAGAGGGTTTCTTTGATACTTTTTATACTGAAAATCCAGAGCCTGAAAAGTTTGAATCAGATGGCCAGATCTACTACATAAATCAGAAAGGTGAAAGATTTGATGTGGTCAAAAAAGAAAAATATATATTAAAGAATCAGACTAGGCTAGCTGAAACAACATCAGATTTTAATAAACTATATAGGCATCATTTTAAAGAAACCAAATTAAGCGATACTGAAAATCAAAATAAGCATTTCAAGAAAGAAGTATTAGCCCCTAAAGTTAAATCACTTATAAAGATTCATATAAAAGCAGTAGGAAAAGCTAATATAGATGCCAAAGCTACTTTCATAGCAAATGAATATCTAAGATTTCTTAGTCGGGAATCTGAATATGTTGAGAACCCTCATAAAGACGTATTTTTAGATGATAAAGCCTACTGGATATTTAAAGAGCTACACGAAATCCATAAGGAAAGCAATACCAAACTAGCAGATTACAGTAGAATCTACTGGATCATGAAGGAGGATAAGCCACATCAGATAATATGTTCAAACACAAGGTTTGTAGAACTTCTTAATACTGAAAACTATAAGATTGCCATTGATAGAATTGACTCCAGGAAAAGCGGTAGTGGCAATAAAATAAAAAGTTTATACGAACGTATTAGAGATGAAATAGTCTAAAAACACACTTCAACACGTTTTCAACACGTTTGAACACAATAACGTTTCTAAATTATATTCCTGACTCCCCCAAATTTGCACTATAGAAACTAAACATCTAAAGTGCAATGTCAGGAAATGTAAATCTTCTCACAACAGATCAATTACAAGAGGTTTTAAACCAAAGAGATGAAAAGCTAATTGATCAAATCAAGCAAGCTTTATCGAAACCTATTCAGCCGGAGGAACTTCTTACCCGGGATGAGGCTTGCAAATTTTTAAAAATAAATTCCTCAACTCTTTGGACCTGGACAAATAAAGGTACAGTTACCGCCTACGGCATTTCAAACCGCCGTTACTATAAGCGTAGCGAACTACTCGAAACTTTAATTGAACTTAAGAAATAAGGTCAACAGCCTCTAAACTTTGTGCGCGCTAAAATGAGTACTCTAACCAAATCAAAAAGATACCAAAAACCCGATGAGGTTAAAGTTCTCGAGAATTGGGCTCTTAAGCACATTATAAAAAAGAATCCCAACTTTCCTTATCCTATAAAACCTAAATACACTGATAAAACAGCAAATGGGCTAACCAAATGCATTATTGATACAATTATCTTATCTGGATATCAGGCAGAGCGAATTAACAGCACAGGGCGTCCTATTGAATCAAAAATAACAATAAGTAGTTCATTAGGTAAAAATCAAACTAGCAATGTAAAATGGATTAAAGGGAGTTCTCAGAATGGTACTGCAGATATTTCAGCAACCATTAAAGGCAGATCTGTAAAAATTGAGGTTAAGTGTAAATATACCGGAGACAATTACCAGAGCGCAGATCAAAAAGAATATCAAAAATCAATTGAAAAAGCGGGAGGTATTTACATAGTCGTAAGAGACTTTCCACAATTCGTTAAATGGATAAAACAGTTTTTAAATAATGGCAGATGAAACTCAATATTTCAATTTCCCTATCCAGCTATTAGAGGGCATGCTAATCAACTCGAAGTCTTGTTTAGTTGATATTATGTACTGCAGCCTTTATGAGCACGCAGAAGATAAAATGGAATATGGAGACGAAGACGACAGGTTTCAATCTGCCGTTGAGTTTTTCAATATAAGTCTAGGAGATTTTGAGCGGGCTAAAATAAGAGGCCAAGAACTTTATTGCAGTATAGAACCTAACAGTCCGAAGGTAGGTTTGAGCCTTTCAATATTTTGGGATTATTACAAAAATGAAAAAACAGAATTTGAAATTGTTTGTCTCCTCGCCTTTCTCGCAATTAAGAGTATAGTTCAAAACAAAGCTTATTGCAAAATGACAAGTTTGTTTATGCTCTCAAGGATGGACGGAATCCCTTGTTCTGTGAAAGATGAAAAGGAGTTGTGCTCAACAATCAGAAAATATGCTAATGAATACCAGTTAAAAAAAATTAAGCTTGAACTAATTCACGGATGGGGTCTAGTGCATTACTCCAGATATATGAGAGGCTTTTATGTGAGTTTCAAATTAGATCTTAAAGAGTTGGTTTATCAGGCAGAAAAAAGAAGGAAGTCTACAAAACTGAAAGCTCTGAAAGCTAAAGAGAAGGATGCAATTGCTGAAGCCTTAAAAAGATTGCAAAATGAAGGTTAACGCACGAGCATATAACGAACATAGCACGACCTATAAAAAAGGATTTTTGATTTATGTTTTATTAGCTTCTAATTACTTCTAAATAGTTTTCAAAACTACACGACCTATAAAAAGATATTATATAAAGAACTTATAGAAAGATACTTTATAAAGAAAATCTAAAAAGAAATATAAAGAGTGAGACCTCTTTTTTAAAAAAAATCAAACCAACATTTAAATAACAGACCGGAGAAAAGAAAAGAAAAAATTTCCGGCAAAAAAGAAAAGAAAGAATGAAAGCAAAAAAATTAATTCACCAGGATAACAAGGGAGTTGAAAGCATTCACAAAGACCTTAAAAAAATAATGCCATTGTTAGTAAATATGCTAACAGGTTATGAGACACTAGAAATGGGATCTTTCTCAGCTAAGGTGTTTCAAGATATTAAAAATGGAGGTCTGAGAAATATGGAGCAGAAGTATTTGAGAAATATGGAATCTCAAATAAAAAAGGCCGGTATTACCTCAAGTCTAATCAAAGGTAATTTGATAAAAGGAAGTAATGAGATTTTTCAAAAATTCAAAAGCGATGTTCAGAACGTAGTTTCTTTCCGAGATTATTATAGAGGCTTTAACGACAATACACCGTTTCTTAAACTAGATATGATTGATTATATCGGCGGCAGCTTTATGATAACTGAAGAAACTGAAGCGAAATTCATTGAAGAGCATTGCAAGGTATATCTGGAAACGGAGCAGGAAAACAAAATCTACGACGCTGCAAACAAATTTATGGATGGTTTCAACGAATTGAAAGCAGAACTGGAACTAGTTGGATATAGAGGCACTATGAATGTGAATTCTATTTCAGAGTATTTCTTTCACGCAAATGAGGACCAATACAATTTGAAACCGCATTCAATCAAAGCCGCAATTCAGCAGAATATCACATACCAAGCAAGGGTTAAGGAATTTGCGGACCGTGGAGCCAGAAGATCACAGGTAAACAAAGAAAGACAAGAACGCTTTAAATAAAATACAATGGAGACAAATCAAATTGACTACACAATAAAGGATGAGGTTATAAAATTTCTAGAGAATAACTCTAGAAATGTGATGCCTTATGTGAAGGAATATAAGGGAGATCGCAAGGTAAGGACGTTGCAGGTTGGCCACAGAGAAAACTACCGAAACAATCTTAAAACGGTTGAGGCTGAAAGGCTTATTATCAACTTGCAAAAAAAGATTGTAGAAAGTGCTGCAAGTTTTCTATTGGCTGAGCCGGTAAGCATAACCGCAAATGATCCAGATAATGAAGACGGTGCAAAGATTCTAAAAACTTTAAAGAAGAACAGAATTAACAGTAAGCTTCTTGAATTCGCTAAAGTTGTAATGTCTGAAACAATGGCCGTATTTATATTTTCTGAGGTTGGTAAAGACAAAGAAATTAAAGCAAGAATGTACACTTCAGATAACGGCAAATACACACCTCAATTTGATGTTTACGGTGACATGGTAGCTTTTTACTGGGAGTTTGTTATTGATGAGGTGACACATTTATGGATTTTCACAGACGAGTACATTCATAAATACAGCGGACCAGGAACTTCAAACATAGAATATCTGGGAAGTGATACGCACGATTTTGGAGTTATACCTGTAGTTTTTCACGAGCAGCCAGAACCGGAGTGGTTTGATGTGAAAGAATTAATAGATCGTGTTGAAATGATTGTTTCAAAGCTTGCCGGATCTAACAATTACTTTGCATATCCGATACTTAAACTTAAAGGTGGAGTAGCTAAAAATAAAGATGGTGAAGACGAAAGCCTTATCGATATTTCAGACGATGGAAAATCTATTCTTTTAGGCGTTGCTGAAAATAACAATCAATTAATTCAGGCTGATGCTGAGTTTTTGCAAAGAGATACAGGTGTAGCATCTATTGAACTTGAGATGAAGTTTTTAAAGGAGTTCATTTTTAATATTTCACAAACGCCAGATCTATCTTTTGATAATGTGAAGGGTATAGGAGCGATATCCGGACGTGCTTTAGAATTAATGCTACAAGATGCCATAAATAAAGCTAAAAGCAAGCAGGGGCAATACAGGACGGTTATTGAGCGAATTATAAGCGTAGTTAAAAACGGCTTAGGTATTAATGATGAAGATTTAGAATTTGATATTGATTTCAATTTGTCAATTCCTAGAGATTTGACAGAAGAGATAAAAGCTTTAGTAGATGCTAATGGTGGTTATCCTGTAATGTCTCAGGAAAGCTCTGTTTCTAAAAGTCCATTTACCAAAGATGCAAAAACAGAAATCGACCAGATCCAAAAAGAAACAGCTCAAAGATCTTCACGCTCTTTAATCTTAGAAGATGAGTAAACCAAACCCGTGTGAACGCAAATTATTTAGTTTAATAGGTGCTCAAGAATGGCATTTAGACAGACTGTATGCAGAATACACTCGAGAGTTTGGTATGATCTTCAGAGGTTATAATGGCAGGATGACCGATACTAGAAAACGAGCCTTTGATAATGCGTTGATTAGGTTTAATGATGATTTAGGGAGGCTGGTTAAAGAACAGATCGAAGCCAGTTTCTCTTTATCTAATGCTTGTACAGATGACTTCATAAAAGATTACATCAAAAATATGGGTGTGCCTTCTGAGCAAGTAGAAACGATGCTTGCCAGTAATACCGGGGCCGCTAACTCTTTCATAAAAAGAAAGACAGGCGGTTTATTTCTAAGTGATCGAGTAGTAAGCGTTACCAAAGGAACTAAAGAAGCCGTTAACCTATTACTGGAAAGTGGAATTGTAAACGGGCGTAGTGCTTCGGAAATGGCGACGGATTTAAAACAGTATTTAAAAGAACCAAATAGAAGGTTTAGAAGAATACGGAACAAAGAGGGTAAACTGGTGTTAAGTCAGCCGGCTAAAAACTATAACCCTGGTCAGGGTGTGTATCGTTCCAGTTATAAAAATGCTTTAAGGATTAGCAGGAATGAGGTAAACATAGCATACAGGACCAACGACTTTGAAAGACGTAAATCGATTCCGTTTGTGATGGGTCAACGAATAGAGCTGAGCGCGGCACACGTGGTGAGGGATATTTGTGATTTCCTTGTAGGATCTTATTCAAGGGATTTTAAATTCGTAGGATGGCATCCGATGTGCAAATGTGTATCAAACTCAATCGTGCTACCCAGAGAAAAGTTTAAAAGCTATTTAGCCGGGGGGAATATAGATCAACGGCATTTAGTAAAAGGGATACCGGCAAAAGCTCAGAACTACTTGAATAAGAATTCAGAGCAGATTAAAAACTGGAAGAGCGAACCGTATTTCATAAGAGACAATTTCAAAGCCTCAAAGAATGGTTTTGATTTAAATATTTAGAGAATGAAACAATTAACCCCAAGACAGAAAAGATTTTGTGAAGAGTATGTTATTGATCTTAATCAGACGCAAGCATGTATTCGTGCCGGGTATTCAAAAAGAAGCGCTAAAGAGCAGGCTTCACGACTGTTAACGAAAGATAACGTTTTAGATTACGTGCAAAAATTGAAGAACGGAGTATTTGAAAAGCTCGATTTTACACACCAGGACGTAATAAAAAAACTAGATCAGTGGGTTAATTCAGATATAACGATTGTTCTAGGCTTATCAGTAGATGAGGTTAAAGCTTTACCTATTGAAGTTAGAAAGTTAATAAAAGGATTCAAGCACAGACGTAAAACGACTAAAACCGAAGACAAAACAATTGTTGAGGATTACGTTGAATGCACGTTTGTAGATAAGGAATCAGCTTTAGATATGCTATCTAAGCACAACGGATTCTATAAGCTTGACAACAGCCAGAAGGGAACTATAACAGTAAGCTTTAAAGATTAAGATGGATATAATAATCGAACGGCCTAAGCTCACAACCTATCAGCAAAACTTTTTGTATAATGATAGTCGCTTTACAGTTACGGAGGCATCTACCAAAGTCGGGAAAACATTTTCTCATATCTGGTGGATTTACGAGCAGGCTCACAAGGAATGGAATAAGGTTAACTACTCACATTGGTGGGTCGCTCCGGTATATTCTCAGGCAAAAATTGCATTCAACCGATTAAAAACCAGATTAGGAAGGTTAGGTATTTACCAAATCAATGAAAGCAATCTAACGATTACGTGTCCTAATGGTGCAATTATTCATTTTAAGAGTGCTGAGAAGCCAGACAACCTTTTTGGCGAAGATGTATATTCAATTGTATTTGATGAAGCACCACGCGCAAGGGTAGAAGCTTTTTATGCGTTAAGATCAACCATAACCTCCACAAGGGGCAAAATGAAGCTTATAGGAAACTTTGGCGGTGTTTCTAACTGGATGCACCAGATATCTGAAAAGGCTAAAACAGATCCAGAGTACGCATACTTTAAAGTAACGGCTTGGGATGCGGTTAAAGAGGGCATCCTTTCTGAAGATGAAATTATTCAAGCACAAAAGGATTTGCCTAGTAAGATATTCAAGCAGCTTTATTTAGCTGAAGAGCAGGAAAGCGATGACCAGTTAATTGATTTCGGCAGTATGCAAGCTTTATTCACTAATGATCATGCGGAACCTGGTGAAAAGTATATTACTGCAGACATAGCTCTTCACGGCTCAGATAATTTTGTTGTTATCGTTTGGGATGGTTGGCGAATAATTGAATTTAATACAATTGAAAAGTGTGAAGCTCCAGACGTTGAAAAGTTCCTAAAAGACAAGGCTCACAAATTCAAAGTGAAGCGTTCAAATATTACTTATGATGCAGACGGTTTAGGATCTTTCTTGAGAGGTTATCTAGCCGGGGCCGTTCCATTTAACAACGGTGCAAAGCCCATCAAAAAAGAAGGTCAGGAAATCAACTATAAGAATTTAAAGAGCCAGTGCGGTTATGAGTTTGCTAAAATGGTAAACAATGGATCTATTAAAATTGATTGTTTCATTGATAAAACCAAACTTTATAAAGAATTAGAATGTCTTAAATCCTATAAACTGGATGACGATGGTAAAATTCAGTTACTGCCAAAATCTAAAATTAAAGAAGTGATTGGCCATTCGCCAGATATACTTGACGCGCTAATAATGAGGATTATTTTTGAGATACAAAATATAGGTTTCACAGTCAGCAAACCTAAGCCGGTTAAAGGCCTAAGTTGGGGCGGTTGATGCTTCACCGTACAAATGCCATACAAATAAAACCCTGTTAAATGTTATGATCTAATGTTTACAGGGTTTTTTCATTTTCAATACTAGCCCCTAACGGAGTAGAACCCTTTAAAAGTATAACCTCTACGCACACCTTCACGCAAAATGGATTGTAATTAGTTACATAACCCGTCTATTTGTTTTAGTAAAATTATTAACCATGAGTCAAGTGCTAAACCAAACGGATTACAAGCGTGTTACATTTAATGTAAAGCCAGCTTTTAAAAAGAAGATAAAAGTAGCTGCAGCACGTAAAGGAATGAGTATTACTGATTATATGATTACTCTTTTAAAAGAAAAAATTAACTAAAAACAACAATTACAATGAACGAAGAATTTGCAACTAAGATGGTAGAGCTAATGAGCGGTATTGTCGAAAGAATGGAAAACCTTGAAAAGAAGTTTGAGGATTCTACAAAAAAGAAGGAAGAGGAAAAGCCAAAAAACGAGCCTACACCCGAAGAAATCAAACACTACAAACAAGCAAGTCAATAATCATGACAGTAGAAGACGAAGCTAGAAAATTAGCAAAAGATTTAGTCGCTTATCGATTTACTCAGATAAATATTAAGCGAAGCGCACTTCTGATTGAGCGCAGAAAAGAAGAGTTTAAAAATTTAGTTAATAGCGGCATAGCTAAGTCAGAAGATGAAGAGCTTAATAAGTTCCTTTTGTTTGCTGCAAATATTGACGATTACACAGATGAAGAGGTCTTAGAATTAGGCTTCTCATATTTAAAATAGGGTTTGCTATGGCAGTACGGGGGAGTAACAGCTTATTTTTTGCCAGTGGCATAAATAACGATGGTCTTAAACAGGGAGCGAGAGAAGCTGAGGGAATAATAGGAGGCTTAGCCAGTAACATAGGGCGTATTAATCCCTTTGCAGCTTTGGCGACTGGTGCCGTTGCTGCATTTACTGCCATAGCTAACGAAGCTTATCAGTTAGCGAAAGATTTTGATAAGGCTATGAAAGAGGTTGAAACCATTTCAGAAGCGGCTCAAAATGATTTTAAAGGTATTTCAAACCAAGTTTTTGAACTCAGTAAAATAAGCCCGGACGGTCCAGTAAAACTAGCACAAGCATACTATCAAATAGTAAGTGCCGGTTACGATGGAGCAGAAGGTTTAAAGCTACTTGAAACGGCAGCCAAAGCAGCAACTGCAGGTGTAACTACAACCGAAACAGCAGCGGACGGTATCACCACCGTATTAAACGCATTCAAATTAGGAGCAGAAGATGCAGAAGACGTTGCAGATGCTTTATTTCAAACCGTAAAATTAGGAAAGACAAACTTTGAGCAGTTATCGAGTTCTTTATCTCAGGTAGCACCACTGGCCGCGGCTTCTGGTTTTGAGTTTAGAGAGGTATTAGCTGCAGTGGCTTCACTCACGAAACAAGGCGTTCCGACAGCTCAAGCAATGACCCAAATTAGAGCAGCTATTGAAGCTACTACTAAAGTACTAGGTGACGGAGCTTCTGAAACGCTAACACTTCAAAACGCTTTTCAAGCAGTTTATAAAGAAGCAGGAGGCAGCCAGAACAAACTAAAAGAGTTAACCGGTAGCGTTGAAGCAATGGGAGCGATTCTTTCCACTACAGGAGAAAACGCAAAAGGTGCAGCGCAAGATTTAGAAGATTTAGGAAATTCAGCCGGAGCGTCACAAGAAGCTTTTGAAAGGAATATCACTTCAAACACTAATCAGTTAACAATACTTCAGAACAAATTAAAAGCCACTACAAAAGGAATAGGTGACGCTGTACTCGATATGAGTAACAGATTAGCAGGTTTCTTAAACGATACGTTGTCGAGTGGTCGAGAGCTTGAGAAATCATTTCAAGATCAAAGAGTAGAGCTGTCTAAGTTAAAAGGCGAGTTACTCAGTACTACAGAGGGAAGTGAAGAGTTCAATCGCATAAGAAACGAGATTGTCAAAAATTACCCTGAATTTATTGGAGGTATAAATTCTGAAACTGCCAGTACTCAACAGTTACTAACCGTTATCAACCAGGTTAACGATGCTTATATACAGAGATACAAATTTGCTCAACGTCAAGAAGATTTAGAGAAAGCTTTAAGAGAACAAGGTAATATTGAAATCAAAATTGATGACTATAAAGATAAATTTGAGCAGACACTAGCGCGACTAGATGTAATCGCTAAGGATAACGGTGTACAACTACAAATTGATTATAACCAGAGCGATAGTGAAATTTTAAAATCTGTAAAACAACAGCTTGAAGGTGTTCAGGGCGCATTCGATAGAACGCTGAATTCTGGTGACAAGTCAAAGGACGTTTTAAAAGGTTTTGCTCAAGGCTATCTGAATTCTCTTTCTCAAAGTATAATTCAACAAAATCAATTAAATAGCGAGCTTAAGGAACAATCAAATATTGTTGACGGATTACTTTCTAAGAATAAAAGATTAAGTCAGGCAGATTTAAAAACTAAAGAGGGGCAAGCGGAAGCAATTCGCCAGATAAACCAAGCCTTAAAAGAATCTGATCTTTCAACTTTTCAAGGTTCTGGCATTTCAATTATAGATCAAACAATTGCTGCCAGACTAAAAGTAATAGATCAATTTAGAGCAATTGATAATACAGACGTAAGAGCAAATTTAAAGTCTTATCTGAATAGTGAGCTTGAAGAAGTTAAGGCATACGCGCAGAAACGAGATAGAATACTTAATACAGATTACACTCCTAAAGGTGGTTCTGGTGGCGACTCTAAAAAAGACGCATTTACTGAATTGCTTAATAAGAATAAAGAAGAGTATCGAAAGTATGAAACAGTAGTCGCTCAGATAGGTAAAGAAATAGCAGATACACAGTTTGAAATTTTATTAAAACAGGGCGCGGACTATGGAGAATACTTAAAAAATCTTTTAGAAAAAACTAAGTCGTTTGCTGAGCAGCAAAAAATCGCTCTGGCTGCAGAAAGTGAAGGTATCAGCCTTAACAGAGAAGTAGCAAAACCAATTAGCACACTTCAGCCAATAACGGTACCAGTTGAAGTAGAAATTGATAAAACTTCTATTGATTCTATAGATCGTAAGCTTAAAAATTTATACAAAGAATTCAGAGCAGCTAAAACGGAATCTGAACGCCGAAGTTTAGCAGAAAGAATATCAGCTACAGAGAAAGAGCTTAGCGTTGCTGAACAATCTCTAGATAAGGAAAAGGAACTGTATGAAGATGTCTTTAGAGCTTTAGATAGTTTGACTAATCAGCAACTTAAAGATTACGTTGCTTATTGGCGAGGTAGATTAGATGAGACTGAAAAAGGATCTAAAGAACAAATCGAGATTGAAGGTAAAATTTCAGATGCTCAACGCGCTATCTGGCAAAAGCGAATTCAAGATATTAAGCAGCAACTTGAGAGCACTGCAGAAATATTCAGAAACTTAGGACAGGATAATTTTGCAGATCTTCTAAACGGTTTATCTGATGTCGCAACTCAGGTTGATAATGTATTTAAGATACTAGACGAAAACACCAGTAAAGAAGATAAAATAAGCGCAGGTATAAGCGCAGCTATTGATTTAACTGGTATGTTAGTATCAGCTTCTGCAAATAGAAAAAAAGCAGAAGAAGATTTCTACAATTCCGTTATCAGACAACAGAAAGAGTATAACCGTCTTCTTAATGACCAGGTAAGAACGCAAGCCTCAGCAAATGAAAATGTATTTACCGAAGACTATATAAACCAAATTGAAAAGGGAATTACAGCATTAACAGACGCTAACTCTAGATATGAGGAAAGCATTGGAGCACTTAGCGACGGTAAAGTTAAAATAGGTCAGCGAAATGCGGTAGATATTAACAACGTTCTTAAAGGAGCAGGATCCGGGGCAGTATTAGGAGCCGCTATCGGAAGCGTTGTCCCTTTGATTGGTAATGCCGTAGGCGCGGTTGTTGGTGGTATAGCAGGAGCTGTAGCCGGACTTTTCGGAGGTAAGAAGAAAAAAGACGAATACACATCATTATTACAGGAATATCCTGAGCTAATTAATACGGCTGCAAATGGTCAAAAGTCATTCAATGTTGAATTAGGTAAGACGTTACTAGAACAGAATTTAGTTAACGATGCTACTAAAATACTTATAGAGGAAACCATATCCTGGCAAGAACAAATTGATAAGGCAAAAGAGCAAATTGCTGAGGTTGTTGATGTATTGGCTGGTGATTTAGGTTCTAGTTTGAGAGATAGCCTAGTTAAATCATTTGAGGAGGGTGGAGACGCTGCCAAAGCGATGGGAGATACTATTTCAGATGTGCTTGAGAATATAGTTGAGCAATTGATTTTTGATCAGATTTTCTCAGCACAGTTTAAAAAGCTTCAGGAAGAAATGCAGAAATCCTTTGATATTGGTGGAGACGATTCTTTTACTGATGACTTCGCGAGATTCTTTGAAGCTAGTAAAGGTCTGACTGATGACTTTAACAGAGCCCTTAGAGATGCACAAAGCGAGGCTGAGAATTTCGGTTTTGATATTTTAAATGGTGACGGGTCCAGAGCGCAGGGTTTAAGTGGTGCAATAGCTTCAGTTACTGAGGACACCGCAAACATTTTAGCAGGATATCTCAACGCAATGCGATTAGATCAACGCCAAATACTCACAGTTAATCAACTGGCAGTTACTCACCTATCTGAAATAAGCGTAAACACCAGATATAACAGATACCTAGAATCTATAGATGGCAGATTTGCCAGTATAGAATCCGCAATACTACAATTTCAGGCAGGAGGTTAATTTTTCTTTAGTTGGTTTTGTTTTTTTTTTCACTGACGGTAGAAATGCTGTCAGTGTTTTTTTTGAAATCAACCGGCGTAAATTTACGCCCGTTAACTGAGGGAAGAATTTCCCTGAGTAAATTTAGATTGACGACTAGGAAAATTTTCCTTGTCCTAACCAGGGAAAAATTTCCCTGGTTAACTTTTACGCAAATGCAGCTTTTTGAATTCCTCACAATAATAAGCAATCCGTTTTTGCTCGTATGTCATAGGCTCAATTGAGTTACCTCTTTTTTCTTTTAAGAGCATTTCTAAATCCTGAACGCTGAGGTGTTCACGTGCTATTTGTAGGTATGGATTCATTGTTTGGGTTATTTTACAGAAGATCATTTAGATATTTAAGTAACTAATGAGGTTGTAGATATTTATACACTAAAACTTATAAAACCACATAGAGTGATAGATAAAATCTTTTAATATTTATTTTTATATAGGTAAATAGTATTAATGTTGTGATAGATGTACATGTACAAACTTTTACTTTTGTAATGTTTTATACCACAGTTATGCTTAGTAAAAATAGAACATATCGAAATAAAGATAATTCATCTTTTGTAAGTAAAGGTGATCGTATGGGTTGGGTTTCTAAGAATCAAGCTAAAGATGTTAGATTAAGTGCTGTTTTGACTGAAGGTAGAGTTGTGTCAGTTAAACAAAGTGATAGAAGACCTCTTTTAGTACCTTAGTATTTGCTTATAACTAAAGATGGTTACGCTTTAAAATTTATCCAAACTCATCCAGTTTTAGATAATTCTTCTCATAAGAAATCTTACATATTTAAATTTTTCGCTTCAAGGATTAAGTTGCATTATATTGTTAGGGTCGAATATCATGATTATGATTTTTTTGCTCTAAAATTTTATGCTAAGAAAGATAGAAAAAGTGAGCATAAATATAGTAATCTCGTTAATAAAGGAGATGTTTCAAATATTCTAATTACCTGCGCTAAAGTTATTCCGGCATTATTGAAAGAACACCCTAAAGCTTCTTTTGGGTTTATTGGTTCTCGTTCAATTGATAGGAAAAACAAGGTTGAAGGATATGCAAATAACCAAAGGTTTAGACTTTATAGCTATCATATTCCACAGCTAATAGGAAGCCAGACATTTATACATAAATCTTACGAAGAGGCTAGTTCTTATACTCTTATTAATAGAGCAATCACTGACATTTCGAAATATGAAGAAGATGTGAAGAATATGATTGTTAATACATATGAAGGGGTGCTAAATGTCGATTAATTTTATTAAAAGAATTTTGTCATTTCAATTGCTAAATCTTTATTGCTTTTACCTATATAGTTTAAAAACATAGCCTCTGTAGAATGTCCAGTTGCATAGATGAGGTAACTAGTAGGAATGGTTCCGTAAAAGTTAGTAGCAAAGGACCTACGTCCTATATGAGAACTAACTAACTCCCACTTTTCATAAATGCCAGTTTTCTTTCTATATTTTTTACTGCCTGGTTTAGTCTCTAGTTTTTTACTGCCAGTTATTTGCTGATTGATTTCTGCAATTTTGCAAACCTCTTTTAAATAGTCATTATATCTTTGGTCTGAAATGGCGTAGGGAAATTCTCCGTTTCTTTTCTCAAGTGTTTCTAATACTTTGGGATGAAGTGGAACAGTCATAACCTTACCAGTTTTCTTTTGAGTAAATTCAATGTAGCTCTTGCCGTTTTCGATTCTTATTTGCTCTTTGCGAAATCTCATAAAGTCAGAGACACGTTGACCAGTATAACAGCTTATAATTAGCCAGTCTCTTACATTTTCATAACTTTTAGTAAGTTTCTCAGGATCTAACTTTTCAAGTTTTTCTAACTCTTCAAAGCTTAAATAAATATTAGGAACTTTATGATAGGAACTCTTTATACTGTCTAACTGGTAACTGGTTTCCAATCCGTGAAATTTAGCATGTCGGCAAAGTGTTTTGATAGTCCGAAAAGCTCTAGTAATTGTATTGGGAGCGTAACCTTTGTCTAAACAGTAGGCTTCAAACTTCTTTTTAAAAGAAAGGTTTACATTTTTAATAAGGACTTTTGAATTGATCTCTTTCTCATACCGAATAAGTAGATTTTTTGTAACACGATATTTGCGCTTAGTTCCTTCGGTTAATTCACTACCTTTCATTTCGATAAAAGCCTCGTGATAATTAACTACATCTTTAGGGAGTATCTGATCTTTATCTTCAGGATTGTAATAGTTTTTTATAACATTCTGTAGCCACTTTTTATCCAGTTCCTTTTCTGGTTCTTTGTCAAATTCCTTAAGAATAAAATTTGATAGATCGTTAGTCTGGCCGTTAATTTCAGTTTGCTTATTTTGGATTTCAATATCCTTTGATCTTTTATTATGAAGCTTCGCCCAGTAGTATTTTGACACTTGAATATTTGTCTTAGATCCCAAAACAAAGTCTTTGTACCCTTTTGGATAATCGGTACTATTGAGCCGGTAAAGTAATCGCGCATTTAGTGTTGATTCGTCTTTTGTAGAACGATAAAGAAAGTTTACAGTAGCCATGGAAAATTGATTTACAATACAAATTTATAATATTTGTACGGTACTTGTACGGCTAAATAATAACTAAAACAAATGTAAACGAACCTATACAATAATCTAAGGTTCTTTTAAAGCCTTGTTATAATTGCAATTAAATGGTTAAATCCCTATTTTCGGGAGTTGCTTTGATTATGTATTTTGCGTTAATAGTGTTCCCTCCGGGGTCACTTTTAAAATCCAT